CTGCAGTACCTCACTGCTTCCTACGCCAAGGACGTGGCCACACGCGACGCCGTGGACAGCCGCAAGATCATCGAGTCCCAGATCTATCAGGACGCGTGGGGCGCCAAGTTCAAGATGACGTCTGACCAGAACGTGAAGACGCGCTACGAGAACGACGCCAAGGGTAGCCGTGTGGTGACGGCCACGGACGCAGCGGGCACGGGCTTCGGTGGCAACCGCATCATCATCGACGATCCGGTCTCGGCCGCTGAGGCAGACAGCGAGGTGGCTCGTGCTACCTCCATTGAATGGTGGCGTGGTACGGCTGCGACCCGCTTGAACAACCCACAAGAAGACGCCATCGTGCTGGTCCACCAGCGCCTGCACCAAGAGGACTTGACTGGCTACGTGCTGGCTGAGGAGAAGGGGTGGGAGCATCTGGTGCTGCCCATGCGCTTCGACCCTGAGCTGCGCAAGACCACGATCCTGGGCTTCAAGGACCCACGCAAGGAGAAGGGCGAACTGCTCAGCCCACAGCGCTTGAACGATGCGACCGTGACCGAGATGGAAGAGCGGCTGGGCAAGTACCACACGGACGCTCAGCTGCAGCAGAACCCATCCAGCCGCGAGGGCTCGATCTTCAAGCAGAAAGATTGGCGCTTCTACCACGTCCACCCCGATCAGCTGGTCAGCGACATGGACGAAATCATCTGGTCCTGGGACTGTGCGTTCAAGGGTGCCAGCACCAGCGACTACGTGGCAGGTCACTGCATCGGGCGCAAGGGCGCCAACAAGTATCTGCTGGCCCGCGTGTGCGAGCGCATGGGGTTCAGCGCCACGAAGGCACGCATCGAGAACGAGCAGGCACGACAACCCTTCACGCGCAAGACCATTGCCGTGCTGATCGAGGACAAGGCCAACGGCCCTGCGATCTTAGATGCACTGGAAGAAGACGTGCCTGGTTTGACGCCCATCTCGCCTCAAGGCGGCAAGGTGGTGCGGGCCCACGCGGTGCAACCACAGCACGAGGCTGGCAACTTCTACCTGCCCAGCCCCACACTGCCTGGCTTCGAGTGGGTCAACGACTTCATGGACCTCTTCGCCAAGTTCCCGGGTGTCACGAACGATGATGACATCGATGCATGGACACAGGGCGTCACGTGGTATAGCACCCGAGAAAACTTCCGCATGCCGAGCAAGGTTCCGTTCAGCGGCGGGTCACGTACATTTAACTAGGAGTGAGAGATGATTACACAAGCACGACTGAGAGAGTTGGTCCACTACGACAAGCAAACTGGGTTATTCACTCGAGTTGTGAGCACGCGCGGTTCGAAGGCTGGAGACCTCGCAGGTTCTGTCAAAGGTGGATACGTCTACATCTGTGTCGATAGCAAATACTACTTGGCGCACCGCCTGGCCGTGTACTACGTCACTGACCAATGGCCTGAGCATCAGGTCGACCACAAGAACGGCCGTGGCACTGACAACCGATGGTCGAATCTTCGTTCTGCCACCCCATCTCAGAATCAACAGAACCGACGCCCATCTTTGAACAATTCGTCTGGGTACCCGGGTGTTCATCAAGTGGCACGCTCAGGACTATGGGTCGCACGCATAGGCTCAGGTGCAAAGCGCGTTCACATTGGTACGTTTGAGACGGCTGAAGCTGCCTACGCGGCGTACGTGACAGCCAAGGCTCAACATCACACTTTCCAACCTATTATGAGGGAAGCATGACATGCGCCAATTCACCGACACCGACGTTCAACTGGGCCTGTTCGACGAGCAGGTCTTCCCTGAGCCGCCACGCCCACCTTCGCGCATGGTGCTTGGCATGACTGATGTGGGCTGGTTCTGGATCGGCTACTTCGCGGTGGTCGTCCTTCTCATTTCAATCGGCATCTACTACTGGTAAGGAGCAACCAATGAAACTACCATTCCGCAACCTGTTCGCCAGGCCCTCAGCGCAGGGCACTGTGAGCGACGGCACTACACCTGGCGCACAGGTTGGTCTCTACGAGGAGGAGGCCACCACGCAATTGGTGCGCCTGCTGACCAAGTTCCCAGACCTGGATGAGGTCCTCAAACAGGCAGGCATCCGGCGCGACAAGCTGCGCGTCCTGCTGTACGACGACGAGATCGCTCAGGCCTGCGAAACACGCCTCGATGCGCTACTGGCTGTGCCCATGCGTTTGGAACCATCTGAGGGCTCCTCGGCTGACTTGCTGAATGAGATTCTGAAGCCGGTCTTGCGCGACGCCATTGCTGGTGCCTGGCAGGCTCGGCTGTTCGGCTACTCGGTGCTGGAAGCTGTGTACTACCCACGTGAAGACGGCAAGGTTGGCCTCAAGTACCTGGGTGAAAAGCCCTTTGAATGGTTCGAGCCCAAGCCTGACAGCCGGCTCATGTACTTCCCTGATGACGGTTCGGGTGGCAGCACCGGCATTGAGGTCGACCAACGGTACAAGTTCTTCTTGACCCGTTCGCGCCCCACGTACCGCCAACCCTATGGTGAAGCCCTGCTCAGCCGGCTGTACTGGCCTTGGTTCTTCCGCACCAACGGCTGGAAGTTCTGGGCCAAGTTCCTCGAGCGTTTCGGTTCGCCCTTGCTGGTCGGCAAGAGCACTGATCCGAAGGAGATGGTCAAGGCCCTGCTGCTCGCCCACTCACAGGCTGTGGTCGGGGTGGATCGTGAAGACAGTGTGGAGGCCGTGGGCGCAGCTGGTGGCAACAACGGCCAGGCGTTCGATGGCTTCGAGGCTGCACTGATCCGCCGCATCCAGAAGGTGGTGCTTGGCCAGACGCTGACGAGCGGCACGGACAACGGCTCGGGCAATCGTGCGTTGGGCCAGGTGCATGACGCCGTGCGCATGGACAAGCGTGACAGCGACGTGCAGTTGGTGCAAGACACCATGCAACGTGTGGTCGACGCCCTGTGCGAGTTGAATGGTCTCGAGAAACATGAGGTTGTCTTCGCGGACGAGACCGGGTTGGAAGCTGCGCGTGCCACGCGTGACAAAGACCTGTACGCGGTGGGGGTGCGCTTCGACAAGGGCTACTTCCAAGACAACTACGATTTGCGCGAGGAGGACTTCACGCTGAGTGGCGAAGCATCGGGCACGGGAACACCTCCTTCCCAGCCTGCTGATGGCGGAGCGGCTAATCCCGGGCAACCCGGTGATGCGCAGCCTGCTTCAAATCAGAATGACTCTGGTGCCAAGGCCGCTCAGACGCCTCCTCGTCTTTTTACACGCTTCGCGCAAGGTGGCAAGCAGTTCACGGCACAGCAACAGGTCGTGGAAGGCGCTGCCGACGACTCACAGCAAGCTGCTGGCACGCCGCTGGGCAACGCTGTGAAGAAGGCCGTGCTCGCTGCCACCTCGCCTGAGGACCTTGAGGATCGGCTGTTCGCGCTGATCGGCGACCAGGTCAGTCGTGAGGAGTTCCGCTTGGTCACTGAGCGCGCCCTGTACGCCGCCGACGTCTTGGGCTACGTGCACAGCGAAGGGAAGGTGTGACCATGGGCTTCGACTTCACGCAAGGCAAGGCCATGGTGGAAGCCGTGGAATACGCCGAGGCGCGTGGGGTCGTGCTGCCTGACATCTACTACGGTGCCCTGGTCGGCATCCAGAAGAGTCAGGCCACGACCATCTCAGGCCTGGCGTCATTGGAGCAGATCAAGTTCGTCATCGACCTCGTGTCTGACGCCTTGAAGTCAGGCACCACGTTCAAGGACTTCCAGAAGCAGGTGAAGTCTGGGGCCACGAGCGTGGACCTGCCAGCCTACCGCTTGGACAACATCTTCCGCACCAACATGCAGGTCGCTTACAACCGCGGCAGGTACGAGCAGCAGAAGCGGGTGTCCAACAGTAGGCCCTACCTGATGTACGACGCCATCAATGACAGTCGCACCAGGCCCAACCACCTGCTGATGGACAACACGATCCTCCACCGCGACGACCCATGGTGGAAGACCCACTACCCGCCCTGTGGGTACCGCTGCCGCTGCACCGTCATCTCATTGACGGAGGCCCAGGCGCAGAAACGTGGGGTCTCGGTGGTAGCACCTCAGGTAGATCCTGACGAAGGTTGGGACTTCAACCCTGGCGAAGACTACCAGACGCCATTGGAGCAGACGCTCGCCTCCTTTGGTCACGACCTCGTCAATGACAAGCCACGGCTGGGGAAAGTCCTCCAAGACGCCAAAGCCAAGATCAAAGAGGAGGCCGAAGCGGCCAAGAGTGACCGCACCGACGCACCAAAGGCAAAATAATTTGCTGTGCTACCACGATTTTGGCCAAAATGGTGTACCTTGGCCAATTTTTATTGTACAATTCAAACCAATTACGGTATACAGGAGCTGCCCATGGGTGATAAACAGAAGCGTGAGTTGACAGCGGACAACCGCCAATTCACGTTCGCCGCACAGCCCAAGTTCTCAATGGACGGTGCAGGCGACAAACGCCAACGCAAATTTGCCGGGGTCGCGTACTCCGGCGACGTCATTCCCGGTCATTGGTACTGGGGCAACGTGGTGTTCGACCTGACCACCATGTCCGTACCTGACAAACTCCCCGCACTCATTGACCACTCTCGCAGCCAACGCTGCGGGTACGTGACCGCTTCGTCGATCAGCAATGAAGCAGGCCTCACGGTTAGCGGCAACCTGCTCTCGAACGAGTACGGCACCGCGGTCGCCACGGAATCGGACGAAGGTTTCCCCTGGCAAATGAGCATCCACATCGAGCCTGGCAGCATTGAAGAAGTGCTCCAAGGCTCCAACACCATGGTGAACGGCCGCAGCTTCGCGGGCCCCATCACGGTGTTCAAAAATTCGAAGATCGTCGAGGTGTCCTTCACGGCCACCGGATGGGACTCGAATACTTCCGCCGCAGCAATGTCGCGAGGCGGTGAATCTTCACCCTCTTCTCAAGGAGAAAGCACCATGGACTTGAAGCAACTTCAAGATCGCGTTGCTGCGCTGGAAGCCGAGAACAAATCGCTTCAAGCCAGCAAGGACGACCTGAACAAGCAACTGACTGACGCCAACGACAAGCTGACGAAATTCAGCAACGAGGCGCGGGCAGGTGCCGTTCAGCAACTGTTCGCCGACATCGGTCGCGAGTACAAGGCAGACGATGCCGAGGCGAAGGCGTTCAGCGCCATGCCTCAAGAGGCATTCGACGCGACCGCCAAGGTGATGCGCGAACAGTTCAAGAAGCCTGCTGGTGCTCCCGCCGCGCAAGCTCAAACGCTGTTCCAGCACACCGCAACGGCTGGTGGGGCGCAAGCAACTCAGACCACGCAACCGGCGGCCAACCCGCTGCTTGCTGACGCTGAGAAGCGGGCAACCCAATTCAAGCGCGGCTAAGCCACCCGGCTCCGCATTCAAAGTAACCTAGGACTGAAAGGAAAGACATTATGGTCTCCGCTGTCAAGAATGAGCCGGGTCGTCTGAGTGACTGGCTCCTGTATGAAGAAGATGAGATTGGCCGCTACAGCCGCGACAACGTCGTGGTGGCTGCGAGCCAAACCCTGAAATGCGGTGCTGTCGTCGGCTACAACGACGCCGGCACGCAAGTCGTCGAGTACGACGATGCTGCACCTGACGGTGTGGCGGCTGCCGGTATCCTGGTGGCTGACGTGACCACGGGCGCAGGTCAAACTGCGGCTGCTGCGATCGTTGCGCGTCATGCTCGCATCAACCCGAACGCCCTCGTCTGGAAGACCGGTCTCGGTGCGCCTGCCAAGGCGAACGCGCTGGCCGACCTGGCTGCCAAGGGCATCGTGCTGGTGACCGAAGCCTGATCCTGAAACCCACTTGAACCGAAAGGAATACACATCATGATGATCGACCCGTTCAAGGACGGTTTCAGCCTGACGCAACTGTCGCAGGCTATCAACGTCCTCCCCAACATGTACGGCCGCGTCAACGAGCTGGGCCTTTTCGCCTGGCGCGCACAGACCACGCCGTCCGTCACCATCGAAATGAGCAACGGCGTGCTGACCCTCGTGCCCACCACCCCTTGGGGCGGCGTGGCACCGAAGAACAAGGTCGGCAAGCGCAATGTCCGCTCGTTCAGCATCCCGCACACGCCCCTCGAGGACACCGTGCTGGCCGCTGACGTCATCGGCATCCGCGCCTTCGGCTCCGAGAACGCCCTGGAAACCGTCGCCACCAAGGTGAACGAGAAGCTCCAGACGATGAAGAACAAGATCGACCAGACCATGGAATGGCGCAAGGTCGGTGCGCTCAAGGGCCTGGTGCTCGACGCTGACGGCACGACCGTCATCGAAGACTACTTCGCGGCCTTCAACGTCACCAAGAAGACCGTGAACTTCGCGCTGGGCACCGCCGGTACCGACGTGCGTGCCAAGTGCATGGAAGTCGTGCGCCACATCGAGGACAACCTGCAAGGCGAAACCATGCAGCGCGCCCACGTGCTGGCCAGCCAGGAGTTCTTCGACGCGCTGGTCGGCCACGCCAAGGTCAAGGAAGCCTACGCCAACTACGCTGAAGCGGCTCAACGCATCGGCGGTGACATGCGCAAGGGCTTCAGCTTCGGCGGCCTGACGTTCGAAGAGTACCGCGGCGTCGTGGACGGCAAGCGCTTCATCGATGCTGGCGAAGGTCACGCCTTCCCCGTCGGCACCAGCGAGACGTTCAGCAACTTCGGTGCACCGGCCGACTTCGTCGAAACCGTGAACAC